TACACCGCCGCTTACTACAACAGAATCATCAGCTAACAGCTCATAGCTTACCAAGTCATCAAAATTATACCAATTGTTAGCACCTGCTGAATTAACGCTACTACTTATAATGCTTGACATACCAAGTGTAGATACAGCTAAAGCACCTTTTAAAGCTTTTCCAACACCGGTACTCTTATGTTTTGGAACATATCCTTTAATTTGAAAAGTTCTATGTTGTTCATCGACCTTAATTACATTAACTTTTGATGTAGCATGGTTTCTGTCATTCCAAGATGTTAAAGCTTTACCTGCGAAATCCTTTACTGTGTCGCTGATATTAGTTGTAGATTCTTCTGTTTCATCTTCCACAATAGAATCTTGCTCCACAAATCCATCAGAATCAGAAGTAGCATTATTTGAATCTACTGAATATTCTGTAGGACAACCACATTCAGGACAAGCAGAGGCTTTGTCTGAAAATTCCTTTCCACATTCTACACACTTAATTATTGCCATACTTTTTCTCTCCTTAAAATTAATTATATTGCTTTATTACATTTACTGAATTAAATCCGAATTCAATAACATAATTCTTGTACTTTATGTAACATCCATATTTATGCATATAAGCATTAATTGAATCAACAAGAAATTCTTCTGTAACGTCCAAAAATTCTGCAGTTTCGTACAAATTTGTACAATGATGTTCAAATGCATCAATAAAACCTTGTAAATTAATTAATTTGTCATATGCCCATACTCTGGCTCTTAGTTCTTGTTTTCTGTTAGATGTAGAATTTAAATCCAGTATATTGCCATAAGATGTATGGTGATGTCCTAATTCTTCAGCCAAGGTGCATCCTTTTTCAACTGAATTAGCTAAATCCTTTCTAATGGCAACACGATTTCCTTTAATTCTTCCATCATTGTATTTTAAGGGTTTTTCTTTAACATTTAAGCCTTCATTTTCAGCTTCAATTAACAATGATTCATAATTCAAATAAATCCCCCCTTTCCTATGTAAAAGATTTCTTAGAAATTATCATCATCCATAATATCATCATCTGAAGTATCAACGTTTTCTGGAACATCAATATCTGTTCTTTGATGTGCTGCATTAAGCAAGCTAGTATACCTTAATAGAGTAGCTTTATTATCAGGTATTTTTTCAGTATCAACATTAATAATATGTTCATATTCTTTATTAAGAATAGTGTAAACAACTTCCTGGCTGTGTTTATCAAGACAACGATATTTCTCAATTATATCCATCTCAAAATCAGAAATGTGTTCTAGATTTGAATTGGGTTCGGAATCTCCAAAATATTCAACTGGAACATTAAAAAGTTTTGCTATTTTGATTAAAACTTCTATATCAGCTTTTTTACTATCTCTTTTTATTATTGAGTATATAGTTGTCGGAGGAACTCCAACTTTTTGTGCTAATTCTGATGCGTTCATATTATATTTGGTTAACAATTCACTTATTTTGGAACCTATACCCATAATCATCACCTCTCTTTCCATATTGATAATGTACATCATTTTGCGTAAAAAGTAAATAGAAAAATGTGCAAATGCGTAAAAAAGTGTTGACAATATACGCAAAAGAGTATAATATTAAAATTGTAGTACGCAAGTGCGTAATAGAAAGGAGAAAAAATGCCATATTTAAATTTAAAAGCTGAAATGGCAAAAAGAAATGTTTCCATAGAGGATATTTCCAAATTGCTAGACTTACACAGAAATTCAGTAGCGAACAAAATAAATGGAAAATCTTCGTTTTCTATTAACGAAGCATTTAAGGTTCATAACGAATTTTTCAGAGAAGAAGATATGGAATATTTGTTTAAAAAAGAGGAAATCTAGAGAAAAGCAATTTACAAAAGAGCAATAGGACAAATTCAAATAAACATATCTTATTAAAAAGAACAGAAGGAGGTTAGGGGATGGTAGTAGAGGAATTTAATATCGGAAGAACACAAATAATCATTTATGATGATTGCATAGTGTCTAATGAAAAAGCAGAAGAAATTTTAAAGAGATTAGGGAATACTTTCCATAATTATAATCTACGCAAAAGAGAAAGGGGTGATTGAATTGGTGGGAGCAATTAACAGCTTAAGAAACTTAAGGCAGACCTGCATTAAGTATTCAGGAAGTTGTAAGAGCTGTCCCTTGGGCAGACAGATGAACATTAATAACACTATGTGTCCGCATCTGACTAAGCCAAATAGTTGGACGGATGAAAAGACTACCGAAATGGTAAGAAAGATTGGAGGATAAGGATGATTATTGTAGACAAAAACAAGGCAACAATGGCAGGTCCTGATGAATTAATTGAATGTGAGGCAATGATATTTGTGGAGGCTGTAAAGAGGCATTTTATAAAAAAGCATGGTGAAAACATAGGAAAGGAAATGTTTGAGATGTTGCTGGAATGTTCTGTGATGTCGGATGAAGAAGCTGAAAAGCGTGTAAGAGAAAACAAAAATAAACTGTCAAGAGAAGAAAATGAAATGTTGAATAAATTCATACATTTAATGTTCAGTTAGGAGAGCTTATGGAAACAAACAAAAGACTTGAAGTGAAAGAAGTTAAAAGAAAAGAGCCTGAATGTACTGCAATACGTTCAAGCTCATATAAAAACAAACCACTTAAAGATTACCACATTATCGCTGAAAAGTACAGAGTACTTAACGGATTCAAGAACGTGGTAATAGGAGTAATAACAGGAGCAGTGATGTTAGTCAATGGCTGGATTGAGGTAGACAGCAAGGCAGGGCAGTTACTTGTGGCTCTGGGAATGGTGATACTGGTTACATTACTGATGCACTGCACAGATGAAATTCTTAATGAACAGGTTGATTAGAAATGGTTACAAGAAAGAAATTTGCAAGTAAACCTGAATGGCTTCTTGCAAGAAAGGGAAAGATAGGTGGTTCTGATGCAGCAGCAGTGTTGGGACTTAATCCCTACAAGAACAATGTGGAGTTTTGGAATGAAATGGTTGGAATAACCAAGCCAAGAGACATATCAAATGAACCGTATGTAATATATGGAAGCAGGGCAGAGGAACACATAAGAGCAATATTTGCATTGGACCACCCGGAATACAAGGTTGAATACTTTGGTGACAACATGCTTCTCAATGACAAGTATCCGTTTGCTCACGCATCACTTGATGGAGAACTGACAGAACTTGAAACCGGGAGGAAGGGCATATTTGAATGCAAGACCAGTGAGCTTTTTGGTTCAATGCACAAGGAAAAATGGGATGGTGAACACATCCCGGACAATTATTACATACAGGTGCTTCATTACCTGATGGTGACGGAATATGAGTTTGTCGAACTCAGGGCACAGATAAAGAGTGTGTGGAATAAGAGCATAAGACTAATCACAAAGGATTATCACATTGAAAGGGCAGATGTTGAGGAAGACATTGAAATAATAAAAAGGTCAGAAAGGGAGTTCATGGAGCTTGTGAAAAAAAGAAAAAAGCCGGCTCTCATTCTGCCGGAAATTTAAAACAGGAGGAATACCAAAAAGATGGAATTAAAAATTTACAATCCAACAATGGATAATGCACTAAAGCACATTGATTGGAACTTTGAGGAATTAAAAAAAGAAGTTACTGAAAAGGCAAACATGTACAAGTCATTGGTGTACACGGATGAAAACATAAAGGAAGCAAAGGCTGACAGGGCAGCACTTAATAAGTTCAGCAAGGCATTAAATGACGGAAAGAAAGATGTCAAGAAGATGATGCTTGAACCATACAGTGTGTTTGAAGGTCAGGTAAAGGAACTGATTGCAATTGTAGATGAGGCAAATGCCAACATTGACAGTCAGGTAAAGGCTTATGACCAGAAGAAAAGGGAAGAGAAGCTCATAAAGGTTGAGGAGATATATGACAGGACCTTTGCAAGTGCCGAAGAGCTGAAGGAGATACTCACATTCAAACGTGTTTTCAAGGAAAGTTATCTGAATGTGACAACAACATTAAAGTCAATAACCAATGATATGGAGCATATGAGAGACAGTGTAAGACACGACTTGGAAGTCATTAATGCTGAAACCGGTGAATATCAGTTTGAAATGAAACAGAAATACATTGAAACCCTCAACATTACAGAAGCATTGATGGTTAAACAGACATACGAGGAAAATGCAAGAAGAAAAGCCGAGTATGAGGCAAGAAGAAAGGCAGAACTTGAGGAAAGACAGGCAAGAGAAAAGGCAGAAGCCGAAAAACTTGCAGAGGCAGGAAAGAAGGAACCGGAGCAGAAGCAGGAAAGTGTTTCACAGACTGTTGAGGAAGAGGCACAGGAAGAAAGAACAGAAGAAAATCAGGAAGAGAAGACACACACAATAGTAATCAGGGTGTGTGGAACAGGAAACCAGCTCAATGCATTGGGTGAGTTCCTTACGAAAAACAACATTAAATATGAGCAGATACAGTAGGAGGAAATGAAATGGCAGTATCAAACAGTTTGGCAAAAAGACAAGAAACAAGTTTTACGGCATATTTGAAAAATGATGCGGTAAAGAATCAGATTAATGAGGTTGTTGGTGGAAAGAACGGAAAGAGATTCATCAGTTCAATAGTAAGTGCGGTTGGAAACAATCCAACATTACAGGAATGTCAAAATTCATCAATAGTAAGTGCAGCATTGCTTGGAGAGAGTCTTAATCTATCTCCAAGTCCACAGCTTGGACAGTATTACATGGTTCCGTTCAAGGATAACAAAACAGGAACAAAGGTGGCACAGTTCCAGCTTGGATACAAGGGCTACATTCAGCTGGCAATCAGATCAGGACAGTACAAGAAGTTAAATGTGCTGGCAATTAAGAAAGGTGAGTTAATCAGATTCGATCCACTTAATGAAGACATAGAAGTAAATCTCATTTCAGATGAAAATGAGAGAGAAAAGGCAGAAACAATTGGCTATTATGCAATGTTTGAGTATGTCAATGGATTTAGGAAGGCAATGTACTGGTCAAAGGAAAAGATGAAGGCTCACGCAGTGAAGTATTCACAGGGATATGCATCAGACTTGAAGAAGGGAACGAAGTGGACCTTCTGGAGCAAGGACTTTGACGGAATGGCATACAAGACAATGTTGAGACAAATCATAAGCAAGTGGGGAATAATGAGCATTGACCTACAGACAGCACTTGACAGCGACATGACAGTAATTAATGAGGATGGCACACATACATATGTGGAAAGTCCGGAATTAAATCAGGACGAAACATTTGAGGAAGTTGCAGAGCAGAAAATGGAAGAAGCCGAATCACAGCCGGAACAAAAACAGCAGGCAGTTACAAGTGAAAATCCAAAATCGGATAATTCAAAAAATGAAAGTGAAGGAGACTTCCAAAAGGCATTTTTTAATTATTAAAACAGATATTAAGAAATGAATTAACAGACAGTCATAAATCAAAATATATATCACAAAATTGTAAGACCTGTCACCTTAATGGTGGCAGGCAGAAAGGAGACGTGACAATGAACATTTCAGATTACATCCCTTTCGGAAAGGACAATGCGATTTCAAGAAAAAAGCTAGAGAAGGTGACAGGATTGTCAGACAGAGACATAAGGGAAGAAATTGCAATGGCCAGAAGAAACACGGTAATACTTAATCTATCCAATGGACAAGGGTATTTTCAACCAATAGAGGGCGAGGAAGATGAACTTGTCATTAAGTATTACAAACAGGAAAGCAGCAGATTAAAGAGAATAGGTTGGTCGTTGCTGGCAACAAGGAAAAGAGTAAGGGAGATACAGAATGGCAGTTAATGCAAGGCAGAAGGGGGCAAGGTTTGAAAGACAACTTGCCGGGCATCTAAGGGAATACGGATACAGAACCAGAAGAGGCCAGCAGTATTGTGGGGCAAATGGTGATGCAGACGTTGTGGGACTTCCGGGAATACATATAGAAGCAAAACATCAGGAAAAAATGCACTTGTATGACTGGATGGAGCAGGCAAGAAGAGATTCAAGGCAGGATGAACTTCCGGCAGTGTTTCACAAGAAAAACAATGCAGACATTCTGGTGACAATGACACTTGATGATTGGATGCAGATATATAGGGAATATGAAGCAGGAAACTACATTAAGATGGGAGAAATAAATGGGAAGACCTATAAAGGCAGGACTTAGTTATTTCCCAAAAGATGTTGATTATTATGAAGACTTTAAAATAATGGACCTGATGAATGAATATGGTCCATTGGGTCAAACCATTTACGACATAGTCATTTCGATGGTTTACCGAGAGGGTTACTTTCTTGAGTTTAAAAACTTTGAACAGCTCAAGAAGAACCTTCCGGTTAAAATCATCAAGACAATCGGTAACAGATGGGTTAACAAAAAAGACTTTGTGTTACAAGTTATTCTCTCTTGTGCGGACATAGGTCTGTTTGATCATGACCTCCTGATGCAAGGAGTTATAACCTCTGTTGGAATTCAGCGACGCTACGATACAGTGACTGTTAGGAACAAAGTCCAGAAAACAAGGTACAGGTTGATTGATGAAAAAGGTCAACCCTTATTAAATGAACCATTAAAACCGATAAATGTAACAGAAACAAGTGTAAATGTAACAGAAACCAACATAAATGATACGGAAATACAACAAAAGAAAATAAAAGAAAACAAAAGTAAAGAAAATATAAAGTATTTTTCCAACGAAAACCTTAATGACGTGTTTAGACAATTTCTGGAACTTAGGGAACAAAAGGGAAGACAGATTGTTGGCTATCAGATACAGACATTGATTGAGAGACTTGAACAGGTGGCAGACACGGACGAGGAGAAAATACAGGCAGTCAAGAATGCCATAGCAGGTGATTGGAGTAATTTTTATCCTGTAAAGAAAGAGCAACAAAACAAGAAGACATTTAATGACCAAAGGCAATATGACTATCAGGCATTGGAAAGACAACTGATTGAAAACAGAGACAAGAGGAGGAAACAACAAAATGAAAGTTAAGGACATAGAAATTCGCTTAGAGGAATTGGACAGAATGGAATCGCAGATTTTATTTTCAGTTTCAATCTTATCAGCGGATGATCACGTAAGATTGGCAAGAATCAAGGAAGAGAGAGCAGAGCTTAAGGCGAAGCTGGAGAAAATGAATGAGAAAAAAGACAAGTAAGGAATTTGGCTGCATTTTAACACACGAACAGGAAGAGTTCATAAATGACGGAAGACCAAGAGACAATGCACTAAAGATTTTTAGAGCAAAGGCTTATGGCAATGGAGGAAATAAGGATGGCAAGAATGTCAAAAGAGGAACAGGCAAGACGTGAGGGTATGGCATATGCCCTGAGGTTTGCAAGAGAAAAGGGATTGGATGCCTTGGAAGCAGACCTGAAAATGAGAAATGCCATTGACCTACCTTTAAGGGTATCAAAGGCAGACTTAGACAAATTCAGTGACAATGTTAAGTACAACACAGTACTGTATGTAAAAATCCTAATGGCTGTAACAATGCATGATGAATTTGGTTTTGGTAACAAAAGAATAAAGCAGATGTTTGAGAGATTCGACAACAAGGCTGAATGCATTGCAGAGGATTACAGCACATGGGAAGAGCAGATAAGCATAATTGCAGAAGAATGTGGAATAGACATGGACAGCGAAAGAAGAGACTTAAGAACAGTGATTAAATAAAAAAATCGAAAGGAGAAGAGTTGTGCGCACATAAAAGAATTCTTACTCCGATTGAAGAAATGAAAAAAAAATTAAAATGTGAAATTTACAGAGACAATATGCAAAATTACAAGAAATACGCAATACCGCCAGCACAGCTAATAATTGCTGATGTTCCGTATAATGTTGGAAATAACTTTTATGGTAGTAATCCAATGTGGTACAAAGGCGGAGATAACAAAAATGGCGAAAGCAAATATGCTGGTAAGTCAGCGTTTAATTCTGATTTTAATTTTAATTTGTATGAATATTTCCATTTTTGTTCAAAGATGTTGAAGAAAGACGATAAAAAGCAAGTTAACAGAGGAAGAAGCAGTAACAGCCCTTGTATGATTGTATTTTGCAGCTTTGAACAAATGCCAATACTGATAGACGCAGCAAAGAAGCACGGATTCATCCACTACATACCGTTGATATTCATCAAAAATTACAGTCCACAAGTACTAAAAGCAAATATGCGAGTAGTTGGAGCGACAGAATATGCATTAGTGCTGTATAGAGATAAATTGCCCAAATTCAGAAATGGAGCTCAGACGGACGAAAACGGAAAGACAATCAGAGGAACAGGTCGTATGATATTCAACTGGTTTAAATGGGAAAGAGACGGAAAGGAAATTCCCAAAATACACCCAGCGCAAAAACCTGTAACTGTATTGAAGCAATTAATAGAAATCTTTACAGATGAGGGCGATGTTGTTATCGACCCTTGCTGTGGCAGTGGATCTACACTAAGAGCTGCAAGAGAGCTGAAAAGGTCAGCGTTTGGATTCGAGATAGACAAGAATTTCTATACAAGAGCTAAGAATGAAATGCTTGTCTATGAGGATGATAATCAGATGAATATATTTGATTTAATTTAGAACTAAAGGACAAAAATGTTAAGAAATGTTAAGGAGTGAGAGAAATGTTAAATATTGAAAAGTATAAAGAAGAATTGGAGAATATTGGAGTGATTAACCCTAATGGACTGGCAGTTATAGATGGAAAGCCATGTATGTGTCAGGAAGCTGAGTGTAATATGTGCGAGTTGCGTAGCGAAGAAAGCTGTTGCTTTTATAAAACAGATAATTGGCTATTCTCCGAATACGAAGAGCCAGAAGTTGACTGGTCGAAAGTCAAGGTTGATACCCCGATTCTGGTTAGAAACTATGAAAGTGGTGACTGGACTAAAAGATATTTTGCTAAATTTGTGGATGGGAAAGTTTATGCGTGGATAGGTGGAGCTACGTCCTGGTCAGCAGATGGTGAACTTGATGTGACTTCCTGGAATTGTGCAAAATTAGCAGAAAGTGAGGACTAAATGGAAGATAGATATTTATTTAAAGCAAAGAGAGTAGATAACGGAGAATGGGTTATTGGATTTTATGTGCGGGTTAATGAAAGCGATTTTATATATACAGGGCAGTTAATACATGGCGGACTATATACTGTTTCTGAAAGCTTTAAAGTAGACCCATCTACTATCTGCCAATGCACGGGCTTAAAAGACAAGAACGGCAATCTGATTTGGGAGAATGATATTGTGTGTCATGCCTATACAAAATATCAGAAAGAAAATACAGATTATCCGCCATTTTGTCGTGTAGAAAAAAGAAAGAATTATGTAATTAAATGGGATAACACAATGGTGCATTTAGGATTTCGGTATCATAATGGTAGAAATATTTTCCCTTTTAAGAACGGAACTGTAATCAACGGAGATGACGAAGTTATCGGAAATGTATTTGACAATCCAGAGTTATTAGAAAGCGAGGAAGCAGGAAGATGAATATTGATTTAAGTAAATACAAAGTGATTTATAACGAGAGAGTGTTAAGAGCGTTAGCAATAGTAGAAATATACTATGGAGAAGAAAGGAATTGTGAAACTAAAGAAGTTCACAAGCCGAAATTTATTGGAGTTATGGTAATCAATGAAGATGGAACGATTGAAATAATTAATGATGAGACATGGTGTTTTCAATTTTTGCCAATCATAAATGAATAAAGGAGATAAAGCAGAATGAATATGGATGAAGCAATTAAGCACGCAAAAGAAAAGGCTACAGAAAAATATAATGAAGCAATGTTATGTCACGCAAATCCTGATGATGGGGAACTTGATGGTTGTATTGAATGTGCAAGAGAACACGAACAACTTGCTGAATGGCTTATACAGTTAAAAAAATATCAGCAGTTAGAAGAACAGGGTAGGCTTATTAAATTGCCATGTAAAGTTGGAGATACAGTTTGGGTTGTCACTTCACCATTCAATGTATTTGATGATGCTGAATATGATGAAAATATAAAAGATGAAGTATATGAAGGATATGTTTCTAGTATAACATTTTATAACGACAGTAACCAATATAGAATTTATGCTAAAGAAACAAATCGTTTTATTGGGGCATATTTGAGAGAATGCGATTTTAGGAAAACAGTATTCCTCACAAAATCCGAAGCAGAAGCAAAACTGGAAGAATTGAGAGGAAATAATGAGTAAAAAGATAGTACATACTTGCTATGGTTGTCCTTATTATTACAGAGTTAATGGATATGGAAAAATTGAATACTTGAAACCACATTCCTATAAACATTGCGGTATAGAAGATTGGGAGTGTGATTATTTTGCAAATGGTGGTGAGCCTGCAATAAAAACAAAAGAAGTGAAAGGCGGTGGAATAAGTGGAGATAATTAACACATTGGCAATAGTCCTGGTAATTGGAGCAGTGTTCGTCTTGTGGGCGATATGTAAGTTGCAGGATAAGGATTAGAAACAAAGGTACATTGATAATTGAATATTGGTAGTTGAAATGATATAATCTGGGTATAAATAGGACGGAAGGAGATAAGGTAAATGGTATTAAAATTAGATTTTTCAGATTGTCTTGCAGCACAGGATATGATAAGAATTATTGAGAGAGATAAATCTTTGGACGAAGCTGAAGCAATAAGATTTGCAATTAATGAAACAATTTACAAATCAATTATGGATGTTAATTGGGCTTCAATAGCTTTATCGTCGTGGGGACATGATGATCCAGATAGAGAATGGGAGAAAATAAAAAATCCACACATCGAAATAGAATTGGACGATAGCAAATATGAATTGGTAAATAGACTGGCTAATAAAAAGGGACTTGATTTAGAAATTGCTGTATCATACTTTTTAATATTCACAATGGATTCGATGGGATATCATATTTAATGCATATAAATGAGAATAACAGACCAACTACCAATATTCGGTGGTTGGTTTTTTTTTGCAGAAAAATAGAGAAAGGATTGGTAAAGTGACTAGAAAAGAACTGGAAGCGTACAAGGTCAATGAAAGACTGATTGAACGCAATATGAAAAAAATTGAAGATGAAAAGTACAAGGATATTCCGACAGTGTACGGGAAAGTCAGAAGTTCAATGAATGAACATCCTTACATTGAAACTCATATGGCGGTTCAGATGGAAGAACCTGTGGAATCAGATAGGCGAATACGTAATCTGAAAAAGTGGGAGCAGGAAGTCAGCAAAGCCAAGAGTGACAATGCAGAGGTGGAAGAGGTTATTGATAATATAGACAATGCAACAATAAAGGAAATATTTGTTTTAAGATACATTGAGGGAAAGAAAGTTTCAGAGGTTGCAAAAGATGTGGGATATACTCATGGTAGGGTTTCTCAAATAATATCAAAATTGCTGAAAGATTAACCAAATTAACACAATTAACAAAAGCAGTATGATATAATTAACCTGTTGAAGTTTGAAGAAATGATAGTATCCCGTCATTTTTTGAAATTTTCCCCTAAAGTTTTTTCTTTGAGAGCAGCCTTCGGGCTGTTCTTTTTTGTTGAAAATTGTATATTTTGGGTATATACTGAAAGAAAAGATTTGGAGGGAAAGAAGATGCCAGGATGGGATGATGTATTAAAAGAAATGAATGAAACACTTTCACAGGCGGATTATGTGAGAAGAAAATATTTAAAACGTTTATCAGAATTAACAGGTAGGAATACCATAGCATATTATTCGGCATTTCTAAATAGACCTAATATGCCAAATACAGACATTAATGATTTGGATATGACAGGGTTTATGAATACTTTAAAGGATATTGATTGTTCAAAGGGATTAGATTTAATTCTTCATACACCAGGTGGTTCGCCTACTGCGGCAGAAATAATTGTAAATTATTTAAGGAGTAAATTTGGAAATGATATAAGAATAATTGTTCCACAAATTGCGATGTCTGCGGGAACTATGATTGCTTGTGCGGGAAAAGAAATAATTATGGGAAAACAATCTAGTCTTGGACCTATTGATCCTCAATTTAATGGGATTCCTGCATATAATATAAAGGAAGAGTTTGAAGAGGCTAAAAAAGATTTAGCTGTCAACAAAGAAAATGCACAGTATTGGGCAATAAAATTACAGCAATATCCAGCTGCATTTATGAAGACTGCGATAGATGCAATTGAGTTATCTAGCAAATTAGCGAAAGAATGGTTAAGTAGTTGTATGTTTGAGGGAGATCAAAGTGGAGTTGTGGATAAAATTGTGGCACAATTAAATGAACATGACAATTCAAAAAATCATGGAAGACATTTTAGCATAGACTTTTGTAAAAAAATAGGATTAAAAATTGTCTCTATGGAAGAAGACGAAGAACTACAAGACGCTATTTTGACAGTACACCATGCTTATATGCTTTCAATTTCTGGAAGTGATGCAGTAAAAATAATTGAAAACCAGAATGGAAAAGCAGTGATAAATCATGAATAGTATTGTATATATTTAAAAATTAGGGTACAATGACATAGCAAGGGAGGAAAAAAATATGGATAATTATTCTGTAGATGAGTTGTATAATAAATTAGGAATAACCTCTAATGAAAAAAAAGAGGTGCGCAACAATATTAATACAGGAAAAATGTATCAACAAATTGAAACTAATTATTCTATGGGATTAGGTAAGTTTCCGAATGATATGTTGAGTAATGGAATACAAATGAAAAATAAACATTAAAATATAACAAAAAATGCCTTAGTATGTAAGGGGATTAAGTTAATAAACAAAGAAGATCTTAGTATTACCAAAATGATGCTAGGGTCTTTTTTGTTGTATGGGAAAGAAAGGAGTGGTTGTAGTGACAATTAAGGAACAAATATTTTGTGATGAATTAATTTCAGATTCCAATTTCAACAAAACATTAGCATATAAAAAGGCATACAAGAATATTAAAAATGACAATGTTGCAGCTGCAGCTGCTTCAAGACTTATGAATAAGCCGGAGATTAAAGAGTACATAGAAAGGCAGTTGGCTGAATTGCATAATGAAAAAACAGCAGATGCACAAGAAGTATTAGAATATCTCACATCAGTAATGAGAAGAGAACATAAAGAAAACGTTGTGGTTACTTTGAGCAGAGAAACATCTACGTATGTTCCTGATGAAAAAGGGACTATGAGAAAGCAAACAGTAAAGGAAGAGATTCCACAAATAGTTGAAATACCAACAAGAGTTTCAGATGCAAACAAAGCAGCAGAGCTTCTTGGCAAGAGATATGGGTTGTATACAGATAAGCTTGATGTAAACAATGAGGCAGAGGAAAAGAAAGCTGAGAAATTGGATAACATAGCCAGCATATTGGAACAGATTAAGCCTGTAAGAGAGGGTGATTAATATTGTTACAGTTATCACCTAAATTTAAGGAATTTATTCTGACAGAAACCAAGAGAGATTTTCTTGAAGGTACTACTGCAGCAGGAAAGACTACAGTAGGAATATTTAAGTTTATGCTTATGGTGGCAAAGAGTGACATTAAGTATCATGTGATTGCCGGGGCGGACCTTGGAACAGTTGAAAAGAATGTAATCAACAATGAAAGAGGTCTTTTAGATCAGTTTAATGGTTTGGCTGAATATTATCCTAAAGGTCAGGGTAGAATTGGACTTTCACATATCAAGTATCAGACACCTAATGGTGAAAAGATAATATATGTGTGTGGTTATGATAATAAGGCACGTTGGAAAAAAGTATTAGGTTCACAACAAGGTTGCGTGTACATTGATGAAGTTAATACTGCAGACATGGAGTTCTTAAGAGAAATATCTCATAGATGTAAGTACATGATGACTACATCAAACCCGGATAGTCCTGATTTGCTTGTGTACAAGGAGTTTATTAATCACAGCAGACCATTAAAGAAATATATCAAGGATTATCCGGAAGAATTGTTGTCAGAATTAAATGAGCCTGAAAAGGAAGGATGGGTTCATTGGTATTTTACATTTTATGATAATGCCAGTTTAACAGAGCAGGACATTCAGGATAAGATTGATGCAGTTCCGGTAGGAACAAAGATGTACAAAAACAAGATACAGGGACTTAGAGGAAAGGCCACAGGACTTGTATTTAGCATATTTGACAGAAGACATCATGTAATTACAGTTAATGAAGCAAAAGAATTCATCAGAAACAGGTCAAATAAGGAACAGAGAGAATGGTTTGAAATATTCACAAGTGGACTGGATACAGCTTATTCAACAAAGAGCCCTGACACAATAGCAATGAGTTTTGCAGGAATTACAAACAAGGGCAGATATATTCTTCTGGATGAGAGAGTTTACAACAATGCTGAAATTGGAACTCCGGTAGCTCCATCTGATACTGCAAAGAATTATTATGATTTTTTGGAAAGAAACAGAAAGGAATGGGGGCTTGCAAAGCATACATTTATTGATTCTGCTGATGCGGCAACAATCACGGAATTAAATAAGTTTAAAAGAGAACATGCACAGTGCTTATATGTATTTAATGCTGCATATAAAGCTGTGAAAATCATAGATAGAATCATATTACAACTTGGATGGATGAACTTTAATGACAATAAGGACATTCAACCAAGTTTTTTAATTGTTGAGAATTGTAAGGAATACGTAAAGGAATTGGAAAAGTATTCTTGGAAGGAAGAAAAGGATCAGGAACCAGAAGATGGAAATGACCACATGGTTAACTCTGTTCAGTATAACTGGATTCCTTACAGAAAGAAAATAGGAGTAATCAAAGAATGAGGTTAATGGACAAGATGAGAGATGGAATAAGACATTTTTTAAGAATACAGGACGCACCAAAACAGACATTTAACATTAGGGAATTACTTAATTATGATGGAAATTGTGTGAAAAATCTTATTTGGTATCGTGGTGACAGCTACGAACTGACACAGTTTTATCAAAACATTCCAGGTGGTTCAGATGGTGTGAAGTTTTGGGCTGCACGTTCAACTGTTGGAAGAGAGATAAGAAAAATACATACAGGCTTACCAGGGATTATTGTTGACCGATTAACAGATATTGTCATTAATGATTTTAGTCAGATTTCATTCAGTAAGGATTCAGACAAAAGAGAATGGAATGAAATATCGAAGGACAATAACTTTAAGGGCATTCTAAAAAAGGCAGTGTCAAAGATGCTTATTCTTGGAGATGGTGCCTTTAAAATATCACTTGATGAAAGCATAAGTAAGTATCCAATCATAGAGTTTTATGGTTCTGATAAGGTTGATTTTGTTTATAACAGGGGAAGAATACAAGAAGTAGTATTTACAACAGAATATGAGCAGAATCAGGTAATGTATGTGTTAAAGGAACACTACGGATATGGGTACATTAAATACAAGCTTTACAGAGCAACAGACAATATGGAAGTTCCTTTGGGAATTATTCCAGTGTTGAGCAATTTGGTTGATGTGGGATTTGATAGCTCACTAATTATGGCACATCCTATTAAATTTGGAGAAAATCCAAAGTGGGAAGGAAGAGGACAGTCAATCTTTGACAAGAAAACAGATGATTTTGACGCATTGGATGAAGCTTGGAGTCAGTGGATGGATGCTCTAAGAAAGGGCAGAAGCAAGGAATGGATTCCTGAATCATTACTGCCAAGAGATCCGGAAAGCGGGGCAATAATTAAGCCAAATGCATTTGATAATTCATACATAAAGCGTGGTGATGATTTATCTGAAAATGCACAGAACAAGATTGAGGTTACACAGCCGACAATTCCGCACGATTCATATCTTGCCACATACATTACAGCATTGGATTTGTGTTTGCAGGGATTAATCAGTCCAAGTACATTGGGAATTGATGTTAAGAAGCTGGATAATGCGGATGCACAGAGAGAAAAGGAAAAAACAACTCTTTACACAAGAGGAAACATAGTGGACATATTACAAGATCAGATACCTTTATTCATTCAGAAAGTATTTAACGTTGTTAGTATCAGCCAGAACAATGTACCAACAGAAGTTAAATGTACAATAGACTTCAGTGAGTATGCAAATCCATCATTTGAAAGTCAGGTAGAGACTGTTGGAAAGGCTAAGACACAGGGGATTATGAGCGTTGAAGCTTCCGTTGATGAGTTGTATGGAGATACAAAGGATGAAGAATGGAAAAAGGAAGAGGTTGCAAGATTAAAAGCAGAGCAGGGAATAGCAGAAGAGGAAGAACCGGCTTTAAATTTGGAAGGAGAAAATACAGATGAAGGTGATAGTGGGAAAAAAGGTTTACCAGATGTCGAAGAATAAGGCAATGAATTTGCTTAGACTGGCAAGTGAGCAGGTTCCAAGAGGAGTGTATGCACTGGAAAAAGATAATGTAATTGAAATGCGTAATGATAAATGCAGTTCAATAACACAGGTAAAAAATTTGAAAAGACAGTTTAAGAAAGCTGGCTTTAGAGTATATGCCAACGGAGTTGATTAGAAATGCCAAAAGATTATGACATTGAGGAAGCTTTTAGAGCCATTGAAAATGAGTTGATTGATTCAATGATGAGAAATCTGTCAAATCATAGGGCAGAGGAAACAAAAGAAGGATATAATTGGACATCATGGCAGGCTGAACAGTTAAAAGCTCTGAATAAGTACAAACAGAAAAATCAAAAGAAGTTTACAAAAAGATTTTCTGACATTAACAGAAAAATCACTGAATCAATCATAAAGCACAGAAAAGCAGGAGCAACAGATCAGGAAATAGACATTCTAAAAGCCATTAAAAAAGGGGCAAAGTTAACACATAAAGCAGGAAGCACCATTGAGGGTGCTTTTTTTCGTGTCAATGATAGAAAACTGGATGCACTATTAAGTGAAACAAATGGTTCTATGCATAGAGCTGAAACTGCAATGCTAAGAATGGCAAATGACCAGTACAGAAAATCAATATTCAATGCACAGGTGTATTTCAACACCGGAGCAGGAACATATGAAAAGGCAGTGGACATGGCTACAAAGGATTTCCTAAGTCGTGGAATTAACTGTGTTCAGTACAAGAATGGTGCAAGAGTTAACATAGCCTCATATGCGGGAATGGCATTAAGAACAGCCAATACCAGAGCATACTTGCAGGGTGAAGGTGAAAAACGTAAGGAGTGGGGAATTTCCACAGTTGTGGTTCATAAGAGAGGTTTACCTTGTCCAAGATGTGCAAAATGGATCGGAAAAATACTGATAGATGATGTTTGGAGTGGTGGAAAAGCAAGTGACGGTCCATATCCGTTAATGTCTCAGGCGATAGCAGGAGGTTTATATCATCCTAACTGCAATGATGGTCATAGTACATATTATCCTGGAATTTCTAAAGAGCCTGAAAAGGTAACAAAGAAAGAAATGAAACAGGCTATTATTGCAGAGAAACAGGAAAGCAGGGACAAATTGATACAAAGGAATGTAGATAAGTTTGATAGGTTATCTAATTATTCTTTAGATGAAGAAAATAAGAAAAAGTATGCGACTAGAACAAATCAATGGAATAATATAAAAGAATTCTCAAATGGCATAAATATAGAAAAGGTTGCAGAAAGTGGGAAATTTAATAGTAAAAGAGTTGGAAATAATAATGTTGATTTGATTAAAATGAAGAAAGAATTTGGAAAGAAATTTAACCAATTAACTAATGATTCAGCAACAAACAATTCTCTAAGAAAATATGCAAAAGCTATGCTAACTCATAGAAATGGAACTGATGGAGAAGATCTTTATATTATTAGTAAGAAGGCAGGAAAAAAATTATTTTCTAAAACGAATAGTAACAATATTTTAGGAGTAGAATTAAATAAAGAAGAAATTGAATTGATAAGGCAAATGCCATCAAAAATAGGAATACACAATCATCCCACAAATATATTGCCAACTGGTAGTGATTTTGTAGTTGCTGGATATCGAAAATATGATTTTGGATTAGTAATTACACATGATTTAAAAGTTTTTAAATATAAGGTAGGAAATAAACCATTTCCAGCTACATATTTAGATAATAAAGTTGACAAATATATGGGGAAAAATTATAATTTACCTATATTAGAAGCGCAAGAAAAGGCATTACAAGAACTTTCAAAGGAGGGGCTTATTGAATGGAAAGAGATACTGGCATAATTAAGGAAAGAGATTATATTGTAAAAACAGACAGAAGTCCAGAGGAAATTGAAGAAGCAATAAAAAAATCTGAAGAAGAAATGAAAAAAATGAAAGAATGGCCAATGGCATAGATACCATCTAGTTTTTGCTAGGTGGTATTTTTATGCAACAAAATAAGAAAGTAATAAGGAGGTAACAAATGTTAATCGCAAAAATCAATTTTTATGACAAGGAAAACAACCTTGCCTTGGTAAAAGCAGGGGATGAGGTTAGGGCAAAAACAAAAGAGCGCAAGGAGTATTTATTAAGAATTGGCGCAGTAATTGAAAAAGACGAACCAAAGGCATCTACAAGTAAGTAGGTGCTTTTTATATGCCCAAAACGTGATGGCTTAAAACTCTCGGAATAAGCTGACGAGCTAAAACGGAAAGGAATATACGTAATGATGTTGAGATCAAGAGAAAAAGGAAAAATGCCCATGAACCTTCAATTTTTTGCAGAAGGTTCAGGAGAAGGCGGAGAGGGTAACGGCAACCAGAATAATAATGCCGGAAATGGTAACAGTAACCAGAATACTGGAAACAATAATCAGGGTGCAACATACACTCAGGAACAGCTTGACGGAATTGTTAATAGCAGAACTGCAAGAGCTGAGCAGTCGGCTTTAAGGTCGTTCTTTCAGCAGCAGGGAATGTCTGAAAATGAAGTAACACAGGCAATTAACAGTTACAAGGAACAGAGAGCAAAGAATAAACCTGACGTAGCAGGAATGCAGACACAGCTTGCACAGGAGCAGAGCAGAAATTTACAGCTCACAATTGAAAATTCTGCAACATTACAGGCAGTTGAACTTGGCATTGATTCAAAGTCGATTCCATATGTAATCAAGATGGCTGATTTTAAGGATGTGGCAGGAGAGAATGGAACAGTTGATGCAGAAAAAGTAAAAGCTGCAATCAACAAGGTATTAGAAGATGTTCCGGCATTAAAGCCGGCAGGAAATGGAGAAACAAACAATCAGGGATTTAAACCCATTGGTGCTCCAAACAATAACAACAATCAGAACCAGGATGACTTGTTAAGAGGCATTTTTGGAATAAAGAAAAAATAGGAGGTAGTAATACATGGCAGCATTACAGTACGCTGATATTTTCAGCAACATTTTAAGAGAATTATATGGTCAGTCACAGGTTTCTGTGGATTTGTATAATTCAAATTCAGACATTCAGATTGTGAATGGAAAAAACTTAAAGATTCCTAAGTTATCAGTAAGTGGTTATAAGGATCATTCAAGAGGCAACTTAGGTTTTAACGCAGGTACATATTCAAATGAATATGAAACAAAAACATTGGACCACGACAGAGACATTGAGTTTGCTATAGATCCAATGGATGTTGATGAAACAAACATGGTGGTTTCAATAGCAAACATTCAGAAAAGATTTGAGACAACTCAGGCTATTCCTGAGGCTGATTGTTACACATTCAGTAAGCTTTACACAGAAGCTAAAAGAGTAGGAGCAAAAGTTAAAACAGAAGCTTTAACTACAGCTAATGTTCTTTCTGATTTTGATGATAACCTTGAGGCAATGACAGAAGCAGGTGTTCCACTTGACAGAGTTATTCTTTATTGCACACCAGCTTATTATAAGTTACTTAAGAATGCTGAGGGCATTCAGAGAACACTTGAAGTAAGTGGAGCAAAGGGAATTGACAGAAGAGTTCATTCCATTGATGACATTGGAATGATTAAGGAAGTTCCATCGGCAAGATTTAAGAGTGCTTATAACTTTACAAATGGATGTGTTGCAGATAGTTCAGCTGTTCAGATGGACTATATCTTAATTGATCCGGAGTGTCAGGTATCAAGAGACAAATATAGCTACATCACAGTATTTGAACCGGGAACAGATTCAAGAACAGCTGACAATTATGTTTATCAGAACAGAAAATTAAACGGAACATTTGCAATTGATGAGCTTATGAAAGATGGCTGCATCATTCACGCAAAGACAGCCTAGAAAGGAGAAGAACTATGACAGCCAAAAAAGCAAATAAGGTTTATACAGTGTCCAAAGTGGAAATGGAATCATATCTTGCAATGGGATATGACATTTTTGACGAGGAAGGAAAACTTTTAAAACGTTCACCTAAGGCTACAGTTCCATACTCCGAATATGAGAAGGTAGTTGCAGAAAGAGATGAGTTAAAAGCTCAGCTTGAAAAAGTTAAAGGTGATAAATTTTCTGTGATGGAAGTTGAAGAATTGCAGGCATATGCAACTGAGCACAGCATTGATTTAGGTAACGCAACTTCAAAAGAAGGAATTATCAAGAAAATCAAGAGTGCTGAAGCTGAATAGGGGGTGAGCCTATGGCTTACTTCCCATATGCAACATTAAGCGATTACTTGGGAATTTCTGATTCAAGGTGCATTGAACAGACAAAAGTTGCAAGTAAGCTTAAACAGGCAAGCAGACACATTGATTCATTAACATTTGGCAGGATTAACAGATATGGATTTGATAATTTGACAACTTTTCAGAAGGATATCATAAGGGAAGTAACTTGTAGGCTTGCCGATTTTGAATATGAGAATGAGGACTTAATACAATCGGTTCTTTCAAGTTATTCACTTAATGGTGTGTCAATGAGCATTGGAAATACATGGAATGTTTATACTCAAAACGGAGTGGCAATAAGCAAAGACTTATATGCTCTGCTTTGTCAGACAGGATTATGTACAGGATTGGCAGGGGTTTAAATGAAATATCCCAAGTTAGTTCCAGACAGAATGTGTACCACTGAAATGGAAGTGGTGATTTATGGAGAGGGCTTGTCAGAAACAGGCTCTCCCATTATTGTGTGTCAGAAGAAATTAAAGTGTAATTATCAGGATAAGGCATACACAAAATTAACTGCAGAACAGAAGATTGTTACATTGGACGGAAAAGCCTATTTTGACGGAGACATATGTCCTAAACAGTCAGTCATAAGCAGTGGGTATGTCAAGGTCTTTGGAGTTAAGAGAAGTATTTATCAGGGAACAAAAGCAAGAAACCCTGATGGGACAGTTAATTTTACATTATTGGAGTTGAATTAAATGATAAAGGCAAAATCAAGAGTAAAGTTAAACATGGGAGTGATAAAAAAACTAAGTACAGCGGCTGTTACTTCACTAGAGCAGACTGCTGATGCAGTTCAAAGTGATTTAAAGCAATCACAGGTAATGCCCTTTGACAAGGGAACATTGCAAAACACGCAAACATTTGTTGATTACAAGGAAAGTAATCAGGGAAGGGTGCAGATTGTTTCAAGTACTCCTTACGCAAGAAGACTTTATTATCATCCTGAATACAACTTTAGTACTGCAGAAAATCCAAATGCCGGAGGTAAATGGTTTGAGGATTATTTGGCAGGAGGCAAAAAACAGAACTTTGCAAGAGACACATTTAAGAAATTATATAAAAGAAATGGAGGATTATGATAGTGCTTTATTTAAAGGACATTAAGGACTGGCTGAAAACATTTAATGTTGCGGAACATTATTACATTGGCAAGCTTGACAATAAACAGGACAAGTCACTGGGTGTTTATCAGCGAAAAACAAGTAATCCGCCAAGAATCTGCTATGGTGATTTAAAAAGCTATGAGGTTAAACCTGTATCATTACTGATTCATTGGAATAATGATGCTGATGATACAGAGCGAAAGGCTTTTGAATTGTACAGAAAAATGGCAGAAGCAAGAAACATACTTATCAACAATGTTGAAATAGTTTATGTAAGTCTATTATCGTCAGAGCCAATAGATGTTGGTACTGATGATAACAACATATATGAAAGAGTAATAGAAGTAGATTTTTATTACAAGGTAGAGAAAGGAGAATAGACATGGCAAAAGCAACAGGAGTATATCCGGTATATGATAATCAGTTTCAGGTAGGAGCTGATAAGGCAAGCCTTGGAAGCATTGCAGACATGGAATCTTACTCTGTATCTTTTGACAATGGGGTTGAAGAATGGACTCCAATGGATACAGAGGGCTGGATTAGAAGATTAATGACATCCAAGGGATTAACAATTTCAGTAACCGGAAAAAGAAATGTTGGAGATACTGGTAATGATTATGTTGCCGGGAAAGCGTTTAAGAATGGAAGAGATGCAGAAGGAGCTTTTCAGTGGACATTTAAGGATGGTACTACAGTATTATTTGAAAATGCAGTATACAATGTTACAGCATTAGGTGCAGGAGACAGCACAAATGTGGCACCATTAGAGTTTGATGTAATGTCAAATGGAAAACCGACCGTTACACCGGCAGTTTAATTTGGAATCATATTGAACAAGAGCAGGTCAGCAGAATTAGTTGACTTGCTCTATTTTTTTAGGAGGAATAAGAATGTCAAAAATAATAGATATTACAAATAAATTAGCGTTTGAGGATAATCCAAGATTAAAAATAAAGGATACAGAATTAGAGATCGATGCAACAGCAGAAAATATGTTGAAGGTTATGGGATTGGTGTCTGACAGACCAACCGCAAAGGATGTTGAAGAACTTTGCAAAATAATTTTCACAGATGATTCAAAGGAAAAGCTTTCAAAAATGAAACTCAGTTTTTCTGACTATCAGAAAGTTGTGATGGCAGCAGTTGAACTTGCATCAGGAAATGATGATGCTGACAAAAATTCGGGGGAGTAGATCCTTATTATGACCTGATAGATGATTTTGATTTAATAGTAGCTTCATTTACAACGCAGTATGGATTAAGAATACGTGACATAAAAGATATGCGTTGGAGCGAATTTAAAAGTCTATTGATCGGACTGGGACCTAATACCATTTTGGGCAGAATTGTTTCAATAAGAGCAGAAGATGACAGTGAAGTATTAAAGAATTTTACTAAGGACCAACAGAGAATTAGAAACGAGTACAGGCTTAAGAAGGCAAAGAGACCAGGTAATAAGAAGGAAGCAGAAAAAGCTTCAGAAATGTTCGAGAAAGTCTTTTGGGAAATGGCAGGATTAAATACTTCTGAATTATCAAGGCAGTAGGAAAGGAGGTTTATTATGGCAGAAAGTGTAGGAGCAATAGCTCTTGATTTGGAATTAAACCAAAGTGGATTCAATTCTCAGTTGTCAGGAATTGGAAAGATGGCAAAGAAGGTTGGAGCAACATTGGCTTCAGCTTTTGCCATAAAGAAAACTTTTGATTTTGGAAAGCAGTGCATGGAGTTAGGCTCTGACCTTGCAGAAGTTCAAAACGTGGTTGATGTGGCTTTTCCCAAAATGAGTGGAACAATTGACAAGTTTGCAAAGAATGCAGCATCTCAATTTGGTCTATCAGAAACAATGGCCAAAAGATATGCAGGTACATTTGGCTCAATGTCAAAGGCTTTTGGATTTTCTGAAAAAGAAGCAGCTGAAATGAGTACAACTCTTACCGGATTATCAGGTGATGTTGCATCTTTTTACAATATTAGTCAGGATGAGGCATATACGAAACTTAAGTCAGTGTTTACCGGTGAAACTGAATCCCTCAAGGATTTAGGTGTAGTAATGACACAGACAGCATTGGATCAGTTTGCATTGCAGAATGGATTTGGAAAGACTACTGCAAAAATGACTGAGCAGGAAAAGGTAGCTTTAAGATATGCCTTTGTTCAGAAACAGTTAACTGATGCGTCAGGAGACTTTGCAAGAACATCAGACAGTTGGGCGAATCAAACAAGATTATTGTCGTTGCAGTTTGATAGCTTGAGGGCTTCAATAGGACAAGGGCTCATTAACGTGTTCACTCCTGTAATAAAATTGGTTAACACCTTAATGGGAAAATTAACCACATTGGCAGGAATGTTTAAGTCATTCACTGACATGATTACCGGGAATAAGTCAGATGATTCATCGACAGTACAATCAACCAGCAATGAGTTGTCAGATGTGGCAAGTAATGCTGATGAAGCCACAAGTGGAATGAATGGATTAACTGATTCAACAAAGAAAGCAGCAAAAGCGGCAAGAGGACTTGCAGGATTTGATGAATTAAATGTATTACAGCAAAATGACAGTGATTCGGGAACGTCAGGATCAGGTTCTGGAACAGCTTCAGCTTCAGGAGCAAGTGCAGTCAAGGACATTACTCCAAATGTTGATGCAGGCAATGGAGCACTGGGAACAATGAACAAGTGGCTTGATAAGATTTTTGGTAAATTTCAGAAATTAGCAGGATTGTTCAAGACAGGTTTTACACTGGGATTTAAAAGCAAAGGTTTAGATGTCATAAAAAATGCTCTCATAAACATAGGAAAGAACATCAAGGAAATTTTTACAGACAAAAAAGTGTTGGATGCAGCAAGTAATTGGGCAGACAGCATAGCATTAAGCGTTGGGAAAATAGTGGGCTCAATGGCAAGCATTGGAATAAGCATTGCAACAATGTTGATTGGTGGCATTGATAAGTTTTTCGAACAAAATAAGGATTATTTGAAAGACAAAATAGTTGAGATGTTAAATATATCAGCAGAAAGAGCAGAAATATTTGCGAACTTTTGTGCAGCAGTGGCAGACATTTTTACAGTTTTTGAAAGTGATGATGCACAGCAAATTGTGGCTGATGTATTGGCTATTTTTACAACTGTACAACTTGAATTATATGTTTTATGCCAGAAAATCGGACGTGACATTATGCAGGCAATTACAACACCGATTGTTGAAAATACGGATACAATTAAAACAGCTTTAATGAACACAATCAAACCAATAGAAACAGCTGTTAGTGGAATAAAGATATTTGTTCAGGAAGTCTTTACAAACATTAATTCAATGTATGATCAGTACATAAAGCCGGCATTTGACAATATAGGAAGTGGCTTATCCACAATATTTGATTATGTTCTTGATGGATATAATTCATTTCTGGCACCGGTATTTTCAAGAATTGCCAGTGAATTAAGCAGTTTGTTGAACACCTATATTAGTCCAATGTTTAATAGCATATTTGGATTCATTGGAAGAGTTATTGATGTTGCAGGAAAATTGTTCAATTTCTTATCTCCAATAATCGGCTGGTTCATCGAAAAGGCAATGCCACAAATAGCCTTTACCATAGAAACAACATGGAACAAGATACAGGGTATTATAAGCGTAATCAGCGTTGTTATTACAACCTTAATGAATGTCATTAATGGTTTAATTGATTTTGTGGTGGGTGTGTTTACAGGAGATTGGAAAAAGGCATGGAACGGAATCAAAAACGTGTTTAAGAGTGTGTTTGATGGAATAAAAAGCATAATCAATATAGCTATGGACTTTGTAAAGAATACAATAGTGGCAATTTGCAGTAAGGTTGCATCATATATAAAAGTTGTAGTAAATGGAATATATACAGTTATGACAACAGGGTGGACAGCAATTAAAAATGTGTTCTCAGGTGTAATAGGATTCTTTAAGGGAGTTTTTAGTGGTGCTTGGAATGCGATTAAGTCCATATTTAGTAATCCAGGAGCATTCTTTAAGAATGTTTGGAACGGAATAAAGGGAAGTTTCGGACATGTATCAGGTTGGTTCAAGGATACATTCAGCAAGGCTTGGCAGGCAGTAAAAGATGTATTCAGCACAGGTGGAAAAGTATTTTCAGGAATAAAGGCTGGAATCGCTTCGGTATTTAAATCAGTGGTTAACTCCCTGATAGGTGGGATTAATAAAGTTGTGGCCATACCATTTGATAAAATCAATGGAATGCTTAATAACATTAGAGCAGTAAAAATAATGAAATGGAAACCATTTGAAAAGATGTGGGGACACAATCCGTTGCCAGTACCTCAAATTCCTAAAATGGGTGGTGTTCCAGCGCTTGCCGAAGGTGCTGTTTTGAAACCTAATGCACCATTTTTGGCTATGGTCGGTGATCAGAAACACGGAACAAACATTGAATCTCCATTATCAACCATTGTAGATGCATTTAGACAGGTACAGGGTGAAAATGCAACAGGTATTTCTGATAAAGATTTACTTAATGCAATTTCAAACATGCAGGTTAATGTTATTGTTCAGCAGGATTCAAGAGGAGTATTCAACATGGTAAAACAAGAAGTGGTTCAGGAGCAGAGAAGAACAGGAAAACCTGTATGGATTTAAGAAAAGAGGTAGAAAATGGCAAAGTATAAAGGATATTTGTTAAAAGTAAAGGACCAAATATTTCCAATGAAATATATAAAAAGTGAAACGTATACATCAACGGATAACCAGAGGTCTGAACTTAAGGCTTACAGAAATACAAATAATTATCTTATTAGACAGACTTCTCCTAATTTCAAAACAAAGATTGAATTTGAAACACCACCACTTCTGCAAAGTCAATATGAAGAAATACGACAATTGCTGAATCAGGGGACAATTAACAGAACTGAAAGAAAAATAAAAATAACTTACTGGAACTCAGAGGATTTAACCTACAAAAACGCTGTGGTGTATATGCCGGATATTTCATATACAATAAAAAATCAGATGAGGAATGAATTACTGTATAATCCGTTAAAGATGGAATTCATAGAGTACTAGAAAGGAGCACCAATGTTAAATGTAAATGAAGATACTATAAGAGCATATACAGAGCAGAATGTTCCAAAGAAGTTAACAATCACATTCCCAAATAATTCAAACTTAACTCCAATCACAAATGCAAACATTCAGGAAGAAAGCATGAGTTTGACAGGCAGTCTTTGTAGTGATTCAAATTTGATGCTACAGGGCTGTATCTCAACTCAGTTTAATCTTACAACATTTGACTATGATACAGACATTACAGGTCAGGACATCATAGCCACTTTGTCAGTAAAGGATGATTCTTACAAGGGTGAATGGGTTAAGGGAACAAATTACAAGTCAGGGGACATAGTAAAGTTTGACCAGGAATATTATATTTATTCCGATGATGTTTCTGATGAAAAAACAGAAAATATCAAACGAACAAAAGTAAGCAGTTCTTACATTGTATACAATGAAACTGATAAGAAATACAACATTTTTGGAAGAGAACCGGATAATTTTATCGGGATAAGAATTCTTACATCAGAAAAGGTTCTTGATGGTGTGAGAATGACCATTAGATGTTGGTACACTGGAGGTCCGTATTATTATGTGGTACGGGATTTTAATAATAAAACAGATATTATTATGCCCCAACATTATCCCATTGGAAGTAACTATCCGTTAAAGGGGTGGTTTGCAGAAATAAGCTATTCAGGAACAGATACAGATGCATTCAAGGAATTTGTAAGCAACCTGAAAATATATGAATTGACGAATGCTTGCAAAAATGAATTATATCCTGATGAATTGGAAGAATGTCAAAGAGTATATGGTTATGTTGATACATCTAACACAGAAGACATTATCATATTTAGGGGAAAGGTTGAAAGCTTTACAAGACAGGCAGCGGATCCAAGATATAGTGAATTGATAGCCTATGATAAATTATACGATTATCAGGAAAAATCAATTAAGGATTGGATGAATAAGGTGGATGAGTATGGAATGGGAATGGTAGATCCATATTCTTATCAGGGTTCATACAAGTTAAAAACGACATATAAAAAAGACCAGACTGTGTATGGCACATATACTGATTCAAATAATGTGGAAACTAAAGGATATTATCATTTTAAACAGGACTATATAGATAGTTTTTATCAAGCCTGTAATATTGTGAAAGTGGCTTCAGGAGATTTAACAATACCACCAACTGGTGTAGCTCCAACGATAAATGGACCTGAATATGTTGAAAAACTTGAAAAATATTTTCCGAATGATTTACAAGTTTTTCATTTAAGAAATGATTTGTTTTCTGAAATTGGAATAAATCAGAAAAATTTCTATAACATTAGTTTGCCAATGGATGTAATAGATTTAAAAATAGGTCCATTCAAGGAAGATTATTCTGCACTCCAATTATTGCAATGGATTTGCAATATGAATGGTGTTTGCGGGGTTATCGACCAAACAACAGGTGAGTTTGATTATAAGTTTGTAAATTCAGAAAAAAGAACGACAACAGCCGATTCCAATTATAAGGGTGAGTTTAATTC